CCCGAGTGTCCAAGAACACCCTGTTAGACCACCTGCCTGTAAGGCTTGTAGTGTTCGTGAGATTTCAGTTGCACTTCTTCCTGTATCTAGTGCGTTTACTGATACATGTTGAATGATTCCTTCGGGATCGATTATAAAAGTTGCACGATAGCATACTCCTTCTTCCTCATTAACTATTCCTAGTTGACGAGAGAGTCGAAGACCGCAATCTGCTGCAAGAATATGTTTTATGTCTCGAATGAGAGAGTTATCTTTTTTCCAAGCAAGTTTACAAAACTCGTTGTCTCCACTTACACCAATAACATCACAACGACTACTTAATTCGTCCATGCCAGCTATTTCTGTTGGGCAAATAAAAGTAAAATCTTTTGGATAGAAATATACTACTGACCATTCGGCTAGTAATACATCTACATCAATGATTTCATTTTCTTCATTTACACCTTTCATGTGTAAGTCTGGGAATCTGTCTCCTACTGTTAACATAATGCTCTCCTAAGAAATATCGAATTCGTCAGAAATTGTTTCATCAGGCTCATTGGTAGAACCTTCTCTCAATCTATCAAGTAGCTCTTTCTGAGCATCTGGAGTAGGTCTAGTTAAGACTTCATCCATAGATTTGAGTTCAGAAACAAGCTCCTGCTCTGCTTCTGTCAATGGGCGAGGTTTACATTTAAGAGCTTGTAGTTGATACTCAACATTATAAGCCATTGGGCCTGTTTTAACTCTTTTAAAATGTACATCCCATCCAGTTTCAGGATCGGTAGGATCGCCAAGATCTTCAGCTGCTACCATGATTTGTTCAAGTAATTTCTTTTTAAGATTAAGCACTTTGATTTTGCCATCATGTATACACTGAATAGCATATGACCAGCCGCACTTAAGCTCAGGATGATATTCTCTCACCCAGTCTTTTTCTACGTTGGTAAATGCTTCTTTGTTCCTATCGAATGATAGGCATTCGAACGGTAAGTTTTTTCCATTCTCACCTTTTAGCCAGTATACATATCTTGGTAACATGTCACCGACCATTCTTACTTTGTTATCGCCTTCTACATATTGGTAGCTATCGATTTTGTTCTTTTGGGCTTCGCCCTTGGCTTGATTAAATTTTATTGCCATTTTATTTCTCCTATAGTGATTTCTTCAAATAAAAAGCGAATATAATCGCCCTCTATCTTTAGTAATCTATTATTTTTAATACTGTCCTCGTTCCCTGTAAAGTGAAGGAGGTCTAATCTGGTGTCTTTTGTTTTTTGATATTCAAAATAGTTGCGTAGAGAAGCGACACCTGCATACTGCGCAATCTCGCTATCTGAATATCTCCTTCTTTGAATAAATAAAGGTTTTGGATTTAACAAGAAACTATGTCCATGAAAATTTTTAGTCCAAAACTTATATATTCTGTCATGTCTATTCACTGGTGGAAGTTTATAAGTAAGTATATGGAGGATTGTTAAGATATCCTTAACACTGCCATTGCTTTCCCTTTTTACTTTTTCCCAATTATAGAATAACATATTATATCAAAAATTTAACTCCATGTCAAGATATATTTTTTCATGCTATATTTCAGATACTTCATAGCTTTGTCGTATGTAGTATCCCATTCTTGCAGTTGCCTGTTTTTTAGCTGTTCGCCCTTCTAAGTGTATATCTACAATTACAGGCTGAGGCTTTCCGTCATACATCCGTATAACACGACCTATGAGCTGAGTTAGTAGTGGTTCATTGTTTACTGGAGTAGCTAATATAAGACAACTCAAACAATCAACACTAATTCCCTCACTAAAAATCGACTGTGTTCCACATAGCACACTTTTATCATTATAAATTTCTTTAATAAGCGCAGGTCTTTCTTCATATGGAATAGCTCCAGTTACGCAGATTGCATCATCACCAATGAGACGAGCACACGCTTTTAGAAAATCAACTCTATCACTTACTAATAAAACTTTGTGTCCTTTTGCAGCATAACTTGCTGCTAGCACTGCCATAGTATTTTGGTATTCCCAATCATATGCAAGTGCGTTAATTTTAGATGCCCAATCAAGTGCACCATCATGAAATCTTATTCCACTCTTTAGAATATCAACTCGTGGAGTAAGATAGTTTTCTTTGGGTGGTTTAAATACTGTATTTGAGAAGTAGTCACGAAATATTACATGTCGTCCATCCTTTCTCTGCATTGTACCAGTAAGTCCAATTTTGTATCGTGCGCGAGAGGCATCAATAAGTCTGGTAAAAGTAGGCGAAGATACATGGTGCATCTCATCCAATATAATTGTACCGAACTCATTTGCGATTTTGTCGACATTTCGATAGAGAGTTTGTACGTTTCCAACGACAATGTTACTATTTATGTCAAACTTTCCCGAGCCAATCACACCCGCCGCAACCCCGAAGACTTTTTGTACTTCTTTTTCCCACTGAGATCGCAACGCTAATGTATGTGTTACTATAAGCGTTTTTTGTTTTAATTTATTTGCGATAGCTAACGCAGTAAATGTCTTACCCCAGCTTACCCAAGCGTTAATTATACAACTGCTATCAACTTCGTCATATACTTTTTGTTGTGATTCTCGTAAAGTAAACTTAAAGTCATAAGGTTCTACTGGCTTGTCAACCCTCTTATCGACAATTTCGTAGTCCTCTGGTATCAAATCAGTACGACCTGCAGGTATAGTAACTAGACCAGCACGAATTATACCCATATTTTTAATTATGATGGGTGGATCGATTGGTCGCCTTGGGGGTATACTGTATGTAAGTTCTTTATCGAGCTGTGACTGATAAGAAGAAGTTACCTCCATGTATATTCTGTTAGAGAGTACTGCTTTCACTTTTTACATACTCTAACATTGTAAGAAGAATATTGGTTTCGTTCTCATAATTTAATGTCTTATAATTAATATTGTTACTATCAAGAATGTTCTTTAGACTTGCGTCAATTTTCATTGATTCTTCTCTTGATTGCTTTCTCCCTGTAGTTTCGTAACTCTCTGTGCGTTCTAAGAAGAAATTTATATTCTTATTTCTATAATAGCTCTCTAGGACAAGCTGAGATAATGCGTCTGAGTACGGGGATTTTGAATATGCGTCTTTATAGACGATACTCAAAAGGGTGGGAGAGTCCGTAATACAATACTCAACTTGTCCTTCGAGCCGATAAACTTGTCGGTTTTGGTTTCCAAAAATATATAATTGATCTGATAAAGGATCTGTATGCTTTTCCCAGACGAGCTGTTTGGGGAACTCATTTACAAGTTCCACACTAAAATGCTGGGCTTTCATTGCCCAAAAGAGTCCAGCAGCCTGTGACGACTTACCTGACCCCGCTCCTCCGAAAAAATTAACTACTATCATTCTTCGAAGAAAGCATATACTATGTCATCTGAAACTTCATAAGGATATACTGTATTGCCATCTTCCATTTCAAACTCCTCGCCCCATTCTAAATCTTCAGGTATTTCTTCAAGTCCTAAATGTTTTGCAACTTGCTCTGTTATTTCATCCCCATCCATTTCTTCTTCGTCAATTGAAATTTCACCGTCTGCAGCGTCTATCCAAAGTTTTCCAACAAAATTTCGAAACTCATCTTCATAAGTCATTTTTAATGAAACATTTGGATCAAATTTCATAAGATATTTTATTATGTTTTCACACATCTGAGAAGGGGGTGACCAAGCAGAATATCCACTAAGCCAATCACTAGACCAATCTTCAATGTTACACCACTTTGCTCCTACATTGTCGCAGTAATAATCCCATGAATTTACTACAAATCCTTCTTCATCTAGTTCTGCTTCGGGCATAAAAGGTAAGGTGTGTAACTCTGACAGTTCTTCCATTTCTCTAGGCTTGCCTTCCCAATCCTTATATGTTGAGGTTTGAGTAACAAGAGCTTTGTCAAAGGCTTTTTCTCCTTCTTCATTTGTTGATATATTTATTGTAAAGTAAACATGATTTGCCATGTTATCTCCTATTTAAACTCGGGACCATTATACCACTGAACTAGTGAGTATCGTGTCCCTCTTTTTACTTCAGTAACTCTATGTTGTAGAAAAGAAGGAAAAATAATTACTGTTCCTCTTTTTCTTAACTGTCCTAAAGGCATCTTTAGTTCTTGCCCTTGTGGATTTTTTATTTCAAAGTTACCACCTTGATAATCTTTTGGATCAGATAAATTAACTGTAACAGATAGTTTTCGAAAAGGCACTGAAGGATTCAAATTTGAATCTGTATGCCAGTTATAAAAACCACCTGTTTTATACTCACCAAACTGTATTTGCTCTTTACCTGTTACAATAAAGTTCCACGCTTCTAAGTTTGCTAGCGTAGTATATCCTTGTAACATAGTCTCTAAGAAATGTCCTTTCTCAAACCACGATACATTTGATGTTCGCAGTTTTTTATTACTTTTTTGAGAAGTTCCAGTAGCGCCGTATATTCCTGCTTCGTCTAATCCATTTTCTTTTCCGAGTCTTATTATTTCATCACAGGCTTCGTCGGATATCCTGTCTTTTTTAGAGTACCAAAAAGGTACTGCATATGCCATTCTTATCATATTTTTCTCCAGCTATCTTTCTGTAAAGTTTCTGAGAAATCATATACGAAAGATGGTTTGTCATCTATATATAAAATACCTGCGTAACGCATTGTCATTGCAGGTGGTCTTGGTAATTCAAAAGGAAAAGGTATGCCTTGAATCCACATAAGAGTAGCAACATCTTTATGTTCTAACTTTCCTATTAAGTGATACTTCAATTTTGCACTTTTACTTTTTTCGTAAATGAAAAACTTTCCATTTGAATCTATATAGAATCTTCCTCTATGTTTTATGAGTCCTCCAAAATCATCTATTTGATACTTTAAATCATACAAATGTTTTATTGGACTTCTTAATCTTCTCTCTCCTAAAGAGTTTCCTTCTATATTCTTGTCGTCTATTACTTTTCCATCACACCACAGCAATCCATCTCTTGTGAGAACATCATCAGTGTGAACTACATAAACTGGAAAACGAATATCATTTAGTTTCATGTCATTGCCATACAAGTTGTCCAGACTTCCCCATCATGAGTAAGAAAAGGTTCACACCTTTCCCAATCTGACGGTTCAACAGGAGGTTCTTCATAAGGTGTAGTTGTGCAACTAACTAATAATATTAATGCTAATAATTTTTTATTATCCATATTTTTCTTCAAACTTACCAAAGGAATAATCGTCTCCGACATCAAAGTCACATCCAACTGGACAGTCTGGTATTGACATACCTCTGTCTTTTTGAATACAATTTTTTACAATTGTCATGTAGTCATCTACATAATCTTCATCTACTTCAGCAAGAATAGAGTCATGTACGAGAGCAAATATCTTTGCTTTACTACTGTCAATTTCATTATGGGCATCAATCGCTCCGAGTAAGTTTACATCAGAAGCAATAGATTGTACTAGAAAATTAATACCTGATCTTACTTCATGAGATGCAATTCCTCTATCTTCAGAGAATACATTTGGTAATCTTCTCTTTCTACCAAAGTAAGAATATATAAATCCATTATCTTCAATAAATCGTTTTTGATTGTCTAACCATTTTTTCAATCCAGAGAACTGTTGAAAGTAATCTTCAATAACTTCTTTTGCATCATTCATGCTAAAGTATTTTCCTGAGTCTTTGGTAACTTGTTCACTGATTTTCTTTGGTCCAGCTCCATACATAATTCCAAATGTAACGGCTTTTGCCATCTGCCTTTGTGTACCATATAGTTCTGCAACTTCATCTACTTCGCAAGGAAGATTGAAGACGAGCTTTGCAATGTTTGAGTGAAAGTTTCCACCACTTCGGAATACATCCATTAAGTTTTTATCATTTGCAAGCACGGCTGCGCAATATACTTCTGCTGTTGTTAAGTCCATTGCAACTATCTTCTTACCTTCTGCGGCTCGAATACATCCTTTTACAATTGGATTGTCTCGAGGAATCTGTTGCATATTCATTTTACCACTTGATGACAACCTTCCAGAAGTTGTTCCGTGTAGGTTGAAACCTGTGCGAAGTCTACTATCTCTGTCAAGTTGTGGGTAAATTTTGTCAAGATATGTACTCTTGATTTTTACTTTCTGTCTTATGTCAAGTACTAACTGAGGAACTTCATGTTTGTCGGCTAACTCTTTTAGCACTTCCGCATCAGTACTGTCCGCACCCGTTCCAGTTTTCTTACCTGTAGGTTTTAATCCTAAGTAATCAAACAATAAAGATCGTAGTTGCATTGTACTGTTTGGATTGAAGTCTTTACCTTGTGATTGTTCAAATTCTTTAATAGCTGGATAAGTATATAACTTTTGTATAGCTTCATCAATCTGATCTTGCATAAGTACTGAAGATGTCTGTAGTCTTTCTTTATCAAAGGGTACACCATGATCTTGTATATCTGTCAGGAATCTACAGCCTGGGATAAGAATATCTTTATACACTCCATATAATCTATCATTTTTTACTAGTGCATTTTCAAACTTCTGAAATAGTAAGAAGGTACACACTGCATCCATTGCAGCATAATCTCTCATAATTTCAAAAGGAATCATATCCCAAGTAAAGCTACCTTTGAGTATTCCATTTCTACGACAGTAATCGTCTATCCATTCATACATACCTTTCTCATAATCTCCGTAAGGTGTGTACTTAAGTGCTAGTTGTTTCAAACCATGTGTGCCAGGATTTTCGTCTAGCATATAGTGTAGTAACATAGTATCTTCAAATCTTGGAAACTTGAAGTTAAAATGATACTCAAAGAAAGCTAAGTCAAACTTAGCATTATGAAATACTACTCTCTTTTTGTTAAATATTTGTTGAAGTAATACTTCTGCTGTCTCGTCAATACACTCACAGTCTATATACGCTCCATGTTCTGGCTCATATGATATACTAATACCAAGCATATATCCATCTCGAGGATACAATCCAGATGTCTCTGAGTCAAGTGCTATAAAATCATTTGCATGATCTCTTGCATTGATAAGGAATTCATGTAGTTTTTTTGAATCTGTAATTCCATAACATTTATCGTCTCCAAGTTTTTGTTGCTTCAATGTTCCTGCAATGTATTTTGCAATATTTGTTCGAGACTCTTCCCATGTTTTCTTAGCTTCTGGTTTGAAAGCTAACATAGCTGGGTTAATAACAGGTAAAAACTTGTCATCTATAACTCGACCACTGTATTCTGTTACTGAGTTTTGTTTTGTATAGAATTTTAAACATTCAGACCCAACAAGAATTATCCACTTGTAGTCATCAATATTAATATCAATATCAACATCTCGTTTTAGAACTTTCTTTACTGACGGATCTGAGCATAATGCAAATCTATCAAATTCAAACTCGTTATTAAATAATTTAACATAGTCATTTCGACTAGGTTTATTTTCTATTAGTGCTATTTTAGCCATATAATTGTTCCTTTAATTGTTTTACTTTTTCTTTGTTCAATGCCCCCGCATCTCCTAATTGTATTGGTAATTTTATATTTTTTGATAGTATCTCTGCAATATCGCACATTTCGGCGACTCGAGTGGCTGCTTCTTGTCCTGCTTCATCAGGATCAAATAAAATATCTACTGAAGTAACTCCTTGCATTTTTAACAATTTAAGTTTTTCAATATCAATATTTCTAGTACCAAAGCAACACATTACATTTTCTAAACCTTTATCATGTAGATTTATCATGTCATATATTCCCTCTACCAATATTACTCGCCCTTTAATGGGGCGGACTCGAGCGGGATAAAGCGGCAATACTGCTTTGGGGGGATGTATTAAGTACTTTGGAACATCAGTTGGGGACTGTGTTCTGCAGTTAAATGCTACTATTCTTCCCGTCAAGTCCTTAATCGGAAAAGAAATTCTGCCTGTAAAAGGTTTGTCTGGATGCAAAAAGGCATCAAACAACTTGTAAGTCTCTGGAGTAATACTACGCCAGTTACCTACATAAGGCATAAAATTCTTTGGCATCTTCAATCCTACGGAAGATGCTCTTTTTTCTTCTACTTTTCTTCTGATCTTTTCTCTACGAATATCTAAAGGATTCGATGGAGCGTCGTAATAATTAAAAATATTACCTTTAAAACCACAAGAAAAGCAGTTGTATACACCAGTAATTCTATCAATTCTCATACTTGGATTACTGTCGTCATGCTCAGGATTGAGACACGCAACAATAGCATCTGCTGGAGATAACTTATACTGTATTTTTCGTTCTTGTAGTAGTTCTTCTACTGTCATTTTTTATTGTGTTTCCATTTCAGTTTATCACCAAGTTCTTCAAAATCTGTCATCTTTTTTCCACTTGGATCTGTCTCATGCTCATAATACTTACTTTTCCAAGCAAGTTCTACCATTTGAAACCAAATTGCAATTATTCGATCTCTTTCTTTTTTATCTCCCCACAAGTAGAACATATTCCACCATTCTTTTTCAAATCGGCAAACTTTTACATTCATTGTTTTAAACATCCATCCATCCTTATGTTTTCTTACTATTTCCCACATCACTCTCATTCTTTGACTTCCTGCGATTGGATAATAGTTGGGCATACACAATATGGGGGATTCAATACCATGTTTTATAATACTATCATATAATGGTTCATTTAAAGGTACTCGTTCTATATTCTGATAAATCTTTTTCTGATTCAATAGAAACTTAACTGATCGTGTTTCCCATGTATAAGGTGGCAGAGCTACTAACTCTGCCGTTGCCTTACTAATTCTATCTGCTGCCACGCTGTTTTCTCCAGATTCCGTGTCTGCGTCTTTTTTCTATCTCCATACGAATCATGTATGTTCTGATTAATGCTACAACTGTCATTATAAAAGTTGTTGTTAAAGAGATAAGAAAAGCACTTTCCCATTGCCATCTTTCTATCATTAACCATAACATAAAAGTTTGTAATGGAAAGTTAATTGCTAGTGCAACTGCTACTTGAACTACTGATTCTTGTAGTGCTGCTTTTTCTGTTTTAGTCATTTATTTCGTCCCATAGTTGTTCTTCTAATTCTGTTTCGTAAATTTTACGAAACTCCTCTATTGTTGGAGTAATCACTTTTACTGTAGATTCTTCCAACTTTCGCACATACCTAGTATATGCTATCATCAATTGTGCTTCTGTATATAAAATCATATGTCGTCTACGTTTTCTCCAGTTTTCATGTTACTTTCTATATCTTCTCTTTCTTTCGGATTCAGTGCTGAGCCAGGTCCAATCTTCAAAGTTTCCCAGTCTACTTCACTAGTAAAACTTTGCATACGATTACTTCTCATTTTTGTACAATTAAAAGTCATGCAATTATCTGATTGTTCCCATGTTTCAAGAGAGAACGCTGCATCTGCAGCATCCAGTATACCTTTTGCAAATCTAGCTTCACCACTAGCATCTGTTTGATATGGTGCAAAAAACAATGTTTCATACTCTTGTGCATAAAGTTTCATTTTCTTACTTACTTCAATCTGTTCTGTCCAGTCGTATTGACCAGATCGACTTGGTGCATTGTGACGTTTGACTTGGTTTAGATAATCTACTATTACTACTCCGACATCAAGTTGATTAACTTTTTTATCGAGTTCGGACTGTATCTTAGAAAGAGTAAGGGCTGGATCATAGATAACATCCAACTGTCTTTCTTTATGTAAAGGAAGTTTTGTTAAGTTCTTGTGGAATGTATCAAAGTCATGAGTTTTTTCAAACTCTGGTAATAAGTCATGTCCACCATCAAAACGTCCTGCCCACCAGCCGCCAACTCTACTCCACTCCTCTGATGAAAGCATTTTACTGCGTAATCGTTTGAGTGGAATTTTAGTTGAGACTGAACAAATTCTCTGAAGAATTTGTCTACTGTCCATTTCTATTGTAAAATACAAAGCACTACGCCCTGAATCATATACATTAGAAGCTAGATTACAACAGGTAAGAGATTTACCTGCACCTCGTCTCCCGCCCACAAGCACTAAGTCTTTGGGAGAGAACTGGATTTGAGAGTCGTACTCACTATTGAGTCCTAAGGGTAAGTAACTTGCTAGTTCTTTGTCATCTTCAAACAAAGAAATGCTTTGCATACTTTCTTCAGGTGCTTTGACATCTACCTTGTCACTTACCCTTAAAACTATTTCTTGGAGTTGTTCTATATTTTCTTCTGCTGTTGCCATTGCAACTGTATTGTCGATATACTTATCTAGTTCATCTAGTATTTCGATTTGTGCATATTCATTTTTTAGATAGTCAAGTAAAAGCCACGCGTCTACCTCGACATCTACTGACTCGATTGCGAATATTTTTTCTTGAAGTTTTCGATCTCGCACTTCATAACGGAGATCTTCGAATTGTGGAAGGTCTTGATAATTATCTATATGTTTATCAAGGATGCGGAATATTGACTGATATTCACCAGGTAGGTAATGTTCTTTTAGTTTAGACCATGTGTCAAGGTCTTTCTGAACAATAATTTGTTTTAGTAACGCCGACGCAATATTCAATGAACTCTCCCAAGTAAAATGTACAACAGAAAGCAGGGGTAGATGTACCCCTGCTTATTAAAATAAAAAGGTTTAATTAACCGATTTCTTTTTTAGCTGCGCCGTTGTAGTCAGAACATGCTAGTCCACGTCTTGTCAACATGGTTTTTACACCTCTAACAGTTTTTCCAATTTCATCAGCAATAGCTTCAACAGTCATTCCAGCGATATCTAAATCTGCTAAAACGTCAGTTTTGCTTGAGCCTTTTGTTTCTTTTTGTTTTGGAATAGCGTTGATGTCGCCACTTCTAAGCAAAGAAAGAGCTTTACCTCTGATTGAATTTACAGATTTGCCTAATGCGTCTGCGATTTCTTCTACGAAAGATCCACCGTTAACCATTTCTACAAATGTGCTTTCTTCTTCAGGAGTATAAGTTCTAACTGTTTCTACTTTAGGAGCTGGTTTTACATGCTCTGTAAGTTCCATAGAAAGAATTTTTCCTTGGATTGATTTAGCAGAAAAGTTTCCGCCTTCAAAGTGTGATGCAATTTCTGCATATGTGTAAGAGCCTGAGTTATCGCTAACGAACGCTCTTAGAGTTGCTTCTTGTTCTTCAGAAAAAGATTTAGAAGCTGATGCTGAAGCTAGTTCAACGTCATATCCCATTTTTCTCAATTTGCTTGATACTGAACGAGTTGATGTTTCTAGTTCATCAGCTGCGTTAGCAACAGTAGCTTGAGAGATAGGGCTTTCAGAACCAACAAAATCTGTTAATTGTTGAGTTCTTTCGTCTGTCCATTTTGGTAATGCCATTTTAATTATCCTCTAATAATGTTTTTATATTACTATATATTGTTATTCCCATTTGTTTTGCTTTATTGGTTTTTGCACTTTCAATACCACTCTCATTTAAAACGAGAGTAACATCTTTCGTTAAATTATCCTTAACTGCAAAGCCGTACTTTTCTAATACTTGTTGAGCGGCTGCTTTAGTTGGATAGCTTTTCAACTTTCCTGTGATACAAACTGTTCCCTTAGTGTCAGTTGGACTGACCTGTATTTGCTTTTTACAAGTAAAAGAAAAGGGTAAGTTATAGTATTCTTCGAAATGGAAAGTGTTTACTAACCAATCAATAAGATTCGACGCCGCTTTCGGACCCAGACCTGCTTCTGTACATATCTCTAGGGTTATCTCACTTAATGATGAGATGTGTTTCGCTAATTTATTTGAAGCACTTGAGCCAATCAGCGGTATCGAAAAAGCTGGAAGTAGAGTTATAAGGTCGACACTCTTTGATTTTTCTATCTCATTGTGTAGTTTCGTACCTAATTTCTCTGATCCCAATAAATTTGATATCTGCTCTTGGGATAACGAGTAGATATCGTTGTAAGTCTCAAGACCAAGTTTTTCTATAGTCGAAGGACCTAGACCTTTGATCTTGATTGTTCGTGCAAAGTGTTCTAATTTCTTTGCTGACTGTGCAGGACAAAGACTGTTGCGACAAAATAGTTGATCGTTTACAAGTTCCAAATCACTGTTACATGCTGGACAATTTGTTGGCGGTACTATCTGTCTCAAAGTTTTTCTTTCTCCTAAATATGAATATATTATATCAAACGAATAACCAAAAGTCAAGATTTATTTTTTGGAAAGTACGTTAATATTTTTGAATCTATGTTAAAGCACTCCGTATGCCCACCAAACTTTTGTTTTGGTTTATAACTATCGTGCTTAAACTGTTCATGAAGGGACTGCTCGATTTGCCAGCAGTTATAGATTGTATCGTGGTAGGTTCGTTGTATACGCA